AATAACTGATTTTTTGGTGGTTTCAAAGGCCCACCCGTCAACACTCTCAATACGATCATCCTGCGTTAAGGCCTCGGTAATGCGGCGCTTTGCCTCACTCATTACATAATCTTTGGGCTGTCCTATAAGGTCAGCAAGCTCCACGCCGTAGTTGTAGGAATATATGGGGTATTGGTACCTTTCCACGCTAAGGATAAGGTAAACGGCCTGGAGCATCGCATCTGCCTCATCCGTCATACCCTTAATACGCCCCTTGTCAATATCCAGCTTGTAGGTGTAGCTGGGCTCCTCCTCAAGAGTAAACTCCATAAGGTCAATATCATCACCGGTGTGCGGTAAGAATTGTAACTCAGCCATTGGGCACCTCCACTCTGTCTAAGACAATGAATTTTTGCCCGCCATCGCAACGGAGCAGGATCACCTTTTCACCAGCCTTTAACCCATAATGCACGGTGTATTTTTTCTTACCCTTGTATGTATGGGTGTGGGAGGCAAAGGAGGCATCACCGCTGCCGCCGGATGCGGATCCGGTTGTGTGGTCAACGGTCATATAAACCGTGTGATCACGCACAGCGTTTGTAAGAATAAGATGTGCCGCCGTAAGTGTCATTTTTTGGTCAACACTTATTTTTAATGGGGAGGCTGAAACAACCTCACCCAAGCACATTGCCATAGGCTTTTGTGCCATAACGGCATCAACGGCGGCACGCTTTACCGCTTTTACAAGTGTGTTTGCACTAAGCGACAAAATTACCACCTCGCAGTTTTAGCTCCATAAGGTGCTGGCCGTTGGAAAAGGTGTGCTTTACCTGCTCAACCAAAAGATAATTTGAGAGGTTTATATCACCCAGCCCAAGCATAACCACCAGCATTGCGCCTGCACGCACCCTCACATCCCCCAGGGCGTTTTTAATACTCAAGGTACGGGTTTTGGCATTATAAAGTTTGAGCATCGCATCTGCCGTTGTTTTGGCGTTGGTCGCATCATTCAGCTTTTCGTAATATTGCAAAACACCCCACTTGTTAATATTGGTGCTGTCCTGGGATATGTAAATAAGCCGCTTGCCGGCATCGCTGTCCTCAAGAGCTAACTTTATTCTGTTGTATGTGTTTTGGGTAATATTTGATTTATAATCGTAATCGCCGGCTGTTTCCTCATTGATCACGAGCCCCAATTTCATATTACCGATATTGGAAAGCATTAGCTTGCCCGCCTGGTCATAGAGCACATACATCTCTGTTTTTGCCTTTGTGGTGGCATCCAGGGCGTTTTGTATGATGTCAAAGAGCGTGGCGTTTTCCTCAATCCTGTTTTCGATTTTATAACCGGTATCATCCAGGGTACCGAGGTTAAGCCCAAAGTCCTCTGCAATCATTTTTACAACCTCTGTGGCAGTTTTGTTACTGTACACATAGGTATCTTTGTTTTTTAGGTAATAAAGCTGATCGTACACAGCAACCTTTATGTTTTCGGGGTTGCTGCCGGATCGTGCTTTTTCAAAAACAAAACCATAAAACAGCGGCTTACCATCCACAGAGAAACGGCAAGGATCGCCCTCCTCAAAGCTGAGGTTTTCCGTTCTTACAACCGAAAAACTGAGTTTGCCGGGCTGCCCCTGCCGTTCCCATTCTATTGTTACACCGTCAACAACGGGAGGGTAATACAGCGTTTTACCGTGCTGTATCAAAAGCTCGTAGGTCATTACTTAACCTGCGGGATGGTCAAAACCTGGCCAACATAAATAAGGTTGGGGTTTTTAATCTTGCCCTTATTTGCGTTGAAAATGAGGTTGTATTTTGCACCATTCCCCAAATACTTTTTTGAAATACCCCAAAGCGTATCACCCTTTTTTACGGTGTAGGTGGTAGCCTTGGGAGCCGTAGCGGCTGCACGGGTAGTTGTAACTGTGGCCGTTTTCTTGGTTTCCGTCTTATTGGTCTGCTGTGTCTGCTGCGTAACGGCAGCGGTTGTTTTCTTTGCCTCGGTTTCAACCTTGATGGTTTTTGTGCTGTAATCTCGGTATTGCTTGAGCTTTACCTCCACCGATACATCCAGGCCGTTTGAGGCACTTTCCGCAATAGCATAGTCCTCAACGCTTACCTTGATGTTGGTATCAAACAGCAGCCTGCCGTTTGGCGTTGTTCTGGTCATTATAAACTGCGTGGGCGTTTTTCCTGCAGCCAAACGCTCCAGGATGTTAAGGTAATACTCCGGCCTGCGGGAGGCGGTCAACATCGGGAATGTCAGCGGCAGGGTGATCTCGGTGAGCCCCGGAGTGCGTAAAAAGTTTATTTCACCCTCATTAAGCAGCTCCAGTGTTTTATTTTTGCCCTTAATTTTGATGTCGAGCTTGCCGGGCGTTTCCGGCATAAGCACGCCACCTAAGTAACATTTATAACTCATTCCTCGTGCGCCCCCTCTGCTACTGTACTCAACGCATTAACAAAGCCCGTGGTAAGCTCATCAACAACACCGTCAATGTCAAGGGATCCGTCAATGCGGTTGGTCATTCCTGTCATATCAATTTTTACCTCTGCGGTAGTAAAGCGGTTAATTGCCTCCTGTTCCGCAATATCACGCAAGTACGCCAGCTCCTCCGTGGTTTTGTCGGTACCGCCTGCAATACTGCTGGTATCACCGGCAATGCCCTCAAGAGTATCACCGTAGCCGAGCAGATCGCCATTGCTTGCTGCACCTGCATCCCCACCGGCACCGCCGAGGAGTTTATCAAAGGAAATGGCATCCTTGATGCCGGCGCCAACCTCTGCACCCTTGCTGTAAGCATCGGAGCCCCAGCCATCCTCAAAGGTATCAAAGGTGTTAAAGCCCTCACCAACCTTGCTCCAATCAAGCTCGTTGGTGTTCCAGGCATCGGTAACGCTTGCATAGTCATAGGTGCTCATAGCATCGCCTACATTTTCATAGGCAAAGGTATTAAAGCCCTCATCCCACGCCTCGCTGATGCTCTTGTAACTTTCCTTTTTGCCGTTCAGCTCGTCAATTTTCTTGGATGCAAAATCGAGCCCGGAGGTGTCGATATTTACGCCCATCCAGCCAAGGCATTTGTTGGCCTTTTCGGCCAAAGACTTGATGCCCTGCATTACGGCGTTTACCATACTCCAAAAGCCAATTTGGATGCCGATCCACGCATTGCTAAATGCGGTACCCACATTGCTTGCCGCCGCCTTGAGCACATTCCAAATACCCATACCGAGGTTTGCAAACCAAAGGCCGGTATTTTTGATAATAGCCCAAGCAGCGTGGCCGAGGTTAGCAAACCACAGCCCAATGTTTTTAATTACCGCCCAGATGCTCAAACCGAGGTTTGCAAACCACAAACCAACATTTTTGATAACCTCCCAGGCGGCAATACCGCAGTTAGCGATCCAAAGCCCAATATTTTTGAAAAGGGCTCCCAACCAATAAATTGCACCCATAATCTGCTCAGTAAACATAAAGAATACCACAATAAGTGCAATTACGGCGGCAATGATCCAGGTAATGGGGCAAGCCCACAAAGCCGTATTAAAAGCGGTTTGGCCAACCGTAGCGGCTGCTGTTGCAACCTGCTCTGCGGTCAAGCCTGCGGCCGCCAAAGCGGCTGCTGCCGCCTCCGAGCCCAAGGCTGCTGTGTTTACGCCTGCCGCCTCAGCGGCTTTTAGCGTTGCCTTAGCACTTGCATAAGCTGCAACAGCCTTAATGCCCTCTACAATGGCCGCACCGGCAAGGTAGCCCTTGTGTATCAGCAGGGCTGTGTTGTAGGCGGCAAACGCCGCCACAATGCCCCAGACAAGGGGCCCAAGCGTGCTCCAATTCTTAGCAAAGAAATTGTAAACTTTTACGCCTATATTGAAAACACCCAGCAGAATTTGTGCAAGGAGTGCAAAGCCGTTAAGCAACCCGCTTATGGTGTTTTGCACCTGCTGATCGCTTGCAAGCTCACCGATCTTTTGCAGTACCGGCTCCAGGGATAAGATGGCTTTATCTTTCATCCCGGTCCATACCTGCCCCCAAGTCATAGGCATAGCGTTAAACTTGGTGTTAATATCATCGGCGCAATAAAACATTGCATTTTTGATAATATCGGCGGTAAGTACGCCCTCGGATGCAAGCTCCTTAATGTTGCTGGCATCTATCTTTTCAACCTCGGTGAGGTATCGCTTGATGTTTGCAACAATGGGCTGTGCATTATCGAGCACGGCGTTTAACTCCTCACCCTGGAGCTTGCCTGCGGCAAGTGCCTGGGTAAGCTGGAGCATTACGCTATCCACGCCCGATGCAGAGGTACCGGCTACAACAAAAGACTTGTTAAGCAGCTCCGTAAAAGCAATAAGCTCATCGTTACTGCTGAAAGCATCGCCCGCCTGCATACCGAGTTTTGAAACGGCATCGGCGGTGGTTTGATACGCCGCCCTTGCCCTCGTAGCAGATGCACGGATCTTTGCCTCCAAACTGTCAACGGTGTTGTTATCGTCAACCATAAGGTTAAGGCGTGCCTCTGTTTGGGCTTGGGTGTCCGAAAGCTCCACCAAAGAGCCGAGTGTTTTCATACCGAGGTACGCAGCCGCAACGCCCTTGAGCTTGCTCAAAAGGCCACCGGCACTCTTGTTGCCGGAGTTTAATTGCTTGTTTAGGGTGCTTTGCTGATCGTTTATCTCACGATAATTACGCTCCATTTCGTCAAGCTGTGCATTAGCACGCCCAATTTCCTGCCTTGCTTGGGCAATATCTTGGGTGTTTATAGCCTGCCCGGAGGCACGCTGTACGGCCTCAAAGTTGTTTAACATCAACCCCATAGCCTTGTTAATGCGCCTCAGCGTGGAGGTCATACCATCGTTTAACACGAGGGAAGATCTTACAGCTCCCATAAGTACCTCCTTTCCGGCAAAGCAACAGCAGGACCGTTAAGGCCCTGCTGTTATCGCCGTTTTGCTTTTCGTTTTGCCGCTGCTGCCTCTTGCTTTTCTTTTTCAACCCGTACATCAATGGCGGCAATTACAAACGCCTGCTCATACGGATCCATAGCCAAAAACTCAGAGGGTTTCCAGCGGAATTTGTGGAGGGCATAATAGGCATAATTAGCCTCTGGATCGCCCTCCGTTATTAGTTTTTTGCCTCATCCACCATTTCGCCCATATCGGTAAAGCCGTTGAGCTCCAGGATAGTGGAAATAAGCTCATCAAACTCACCGGGCATAAGCATAGCAGAAATAAGCTGCTCGGCGCCCATAACGCCGTAGCTTTCCTGCAATTCGGCGTTGTTGAGATCCGGGAACACCACGCACTTAACAGCCAGCTTGGCCTGGTAGGTTGCGGTGTCAAACTCCTGCGTGTACTGGCCACGCTTGCCGTTTACCGGCACGCTTTTCATACAGCTTTTGCGGAGCTTTTGGTTTTCACCCGCAGTAATAGCGGCAAGCTCCCACTCAAGGGGCTTGCCGTTATCAACAAAGCGGGGGGATGCTACAAATTTGCGGTTATCAGCCTTTTTGGCGTTCTGTGCGAAAAATGCACTCAAAGTATTAGCCATTTCGGTATGTCCTCCTTATTTTCTTTGGCTTACATATAAGCCGGGTTTTTGTACTTTTCGGGGCGTGTGATGCTGTTAGCAAAACCGCTGATCTCCTGCTCAATGAAATCATCCTCGGAGCCTGCCAACGAAAGCAGCACATCACCATCAAGCACGCAATCATTGTACACCTTAGAGGTGCGGCCCATAGAGGTTGCAGGATCCTCGTTAGAGGTCTGGATGTCCATAGTGGGCATAACGCCGGTGCTCATAAATTCGTCAAGCACAT